ATGGCCTTTACACCTGAAGACGGGACCGGACTCGCGGGGGCGAATAGCTACATCTCCCTGGCGGCGCTCAAGGCCCACCACGACGACCGCGGGAACGACTACTCCGGCTTCGCTGACGCCCTGCTGCAGACGAGCCTGGTCCAGGCGACGGACTACATCGACCAGCGCTTCGGCCGCCGCTTCCGCGGGGACAAGGCCGACTCCCGCCAGGCCCTGGAATGGCCGCGGCAGAACGCCTACACCGACGAGGACTTCCTCCTGACCGGCATCCCGGCTGCTCTGGCGAAGGCCTGCGCCGAGTATGCCCTGATCGCTGCCCAGCTTGGGCGCAACCTGGCCCCGCCCTCGCCGCCCGACTTCGGCGTCCTGGATCCGGCGACCGGGACCGTCGAGAACGACTCCAGCGGCCGGATCACCCAGAAGACCGAGAAGGTCGGCCCGATCGAGGAAACGACAAAGTTCGCAGATGGGAACTCTTCGGGCGGTCCGATGGTTGGAACAGGGAACCTTATCCAGCGGATCCCAGAATATCCGCAGGCCGATCTCTGGATCGAAGAGCTGATCGAAGCCTATACCGCGAGGGACGTCTACCGTGGCTAATTTTGCGAAGCTGAACGCAACCGCGACCAGACTGATCGCAGCCAACGGCCGCGAGATCCGGATCGTCAAGTTCGGCAACACGCCGCAGGACGACGAGAAGCCCTGGCGCGGACGGCGCGAATATCTGGAGGCCGAGGTCACGACCTACGGCTCCTTCGTCCCCGGCTCCGAGCTGAAGACGACCATCTCCCGCGACGCCGACGGCGTGCTGCGGGAGGGCGAGTATTGCCTGGTCGCCGCCGACTCGACCTGGGGCTACGACCTCCGCGAGTTCGACGCCATCGTGGACGGCGGCCGGACCTGGAAGATCGGCTCCGTAGAACTGATCGCGCCGGGCTCGACCGACGTGATCTACATGATCGAGGTGACGCGATGAGCGCAACCCCGAAGCAGGCGCGGGACGAGATCCTCGCCAAATTTCACGAGGCCTGGGACGCAGACGAGACGAGCGCGGAAGTTCCCGTGCTCTACTCCGACATCGCCCAGGATGTCCCCGCCGAGGGAGCCTGGGCTCGCGTCACTGTACGCCACGCCTCCGGCAACCAGGCGACACTGTCCAGCGGGATCGGCCAGCGCCGGTTCCGTCACGAGGGCGCGGTCATCGTCCAGATCTTCACGCCGTTTAACGACGGGATGGAAGACTCGGACGACCTGGCGGCCATCGCGAAGCAAGCGTTCGAGGGAGAAGTGACTTCTCCGGGGAGAGTGATTTTCCGGCGCGTGCGGATCAATGAAATTGGCCAGGATGGCCAATGGTTTCAGACGAACGTGCTCGCTGATTTCGAGTACGACCACATTCACTAGGCAGCAGAACAAGGGAGTCTATAATGGCCCAGCTGACCAAAATCGACAGCAACGTCACCGGCCTGCGATACTGCGAGGAAGACTCGTACAAGGTCGTCTCCGGCGATGAGATCTGGTATCCGCTGGAGCCGAACAGCTACAGCGACTTCGGAGGCCAGATCACCACGGTCGCACGCAACCCGATCAACCCCTCGCGCCAGCGGAAGAAGGGCGTCGTGACTGACCTCGATGCTTCCGGCGGCTTCGAGACTGACATCACCCAGACGAACCTGCAGGACCTGATGCAGGGCTTCATGTTCGCCGACCTTCGCAGGAAGGCCGAGTTCGAGGCCGTCACCAACGTCGACGCGACCGGCGACACCTACGACGCCGCGAGCGGCCTGGACGTCTTCGCCGTGAACGACCTGGTCTTCGCCTCGGGCTTCGACGACGCCGCGAACAACGGGCTGAAGCTCGTCACCTCCGTCACCTCCGACACCGACATCGGCGTCGCGGAGGCGCTGGTCGATGACGCCTCCCCAGCCACCGGGCACAAGCTGGTCCGCGTCGGCGTCCAGGGCGCAGCCGGGGACATCGACGTCGACGCCTCGGGCTCGCGTCCGCAGCTGACCTCGACGCTGGCCGACTTCACCGACTGGGGCCTGGTCCCCGGCGAGTGGATCTACATCGGCGGCGACACTGGCGGCGCTGCGGGGAACCAGTTCCTGACCGCTGCGAACAACGGCTTCGCCCGCGTCTTCTCCGTCTCCGCGAACGCGCTGGTCCTGGACAAGACCGAAGCGACGATGGTCACCGAGGCCTCGACGGCCGAGACCGTCCAGATCTTCTTCGGCCGCGTGCTGAAGAACGAGAGCGACAGCACGAACATCGTCCGCCGGACCTACCAGCTGGAGCGCCAGCTGGGCGCACCGGACGACGCCTCGCCGAGCGACATCCAGGCCGAGTACGTCGTCGGCTGCGTCCCGTCGGAGTTCGAGTTCAACATCCCGACCGCCGAGAAGGCGATGGCGAACCTCTCCTTCATCGGCGCGACGAACGAGACCATCGACGGACCGACCAGCCTCAAGGCCGGAACGCGGCCGGACCTGGTGGAAGCTGACGCTTTCAATACCAGCTCGGACGTTCCCCGGATCCACCTGGCCGTCTACAGCGCCGCGGACGCGGCACCGACTGCCCTGTTCGCCTACGTCACGGACCTGACCGTCACCATCAACAACAACGTCAGCCCGAACAAGGCGATCGGCGTCCTGGGGGCCTTCGAGGTCACCGCGGGAACCTTCGAGGTCGGCGGCGCGATGACCGCCTACTTCGCCGACGTCGCCGCGATCGACGCCGTCAAGAATAACAGCGATGTGACGCTCGACTTCCACATGGTCAAGGACAACGCCGGTCTGACGATCGACCTGCCCCTGATCTCCCTGGGCGATGGCAGGCCCAACGTCGAGCAGGACCAGGCGATCACGATCCCCCTGGAGACGAACGCCGCGACCGGCGCGAAGATCGACGCCGCTCTCGACCATACGCTGCTGATGGTCTTCTGGGACTACCTCCCGGACGCCGCCGAGTAGCACAACAACGGGGCCCCTTCGGGGGCCCCTGACCCTGACCGAGGAGCACGGAAAAATGAGTATGTACGAGCACTTCAAGACCGACGCGCAGACCGAGAAGGACGGGATCTGGCTCGACTACGGCGAGTTCATGGTCCGCGTCTCCCGCGCTGGCGGATCGAACAAGGACTTCCAGAAGACCATCGAGAAGATGGCCCGACCCTACCGCCGGGCGATCGCGACCGAGTCGCTGCCCCGCGAGAAGTCGAACGAGATCATGATGGCCGCCTACGCGGCCGCGGTCGTCCGGGACTGGAAGGTCAAGGACGAGGACGGCAACTGGAGCCACGGGATCGAGAACCCCGACGGCGGCGAGCTGCTCGAAGTGAACGCGGACAACGTCCTCGCGACCTTCAAGCTGCTGCCGGAACTCTACGCGGACGTCCAGGAGCAGGCCTCCTCGTGGGCCCTGTTCAAGGCGAACCTGCGCGAGGAAGCCTCGGGAAACTGATCGACGTCCTGCTCTATACTTTGGAGCAGGGCGAGGTCGAGCAGCGGCTGATCAAGCAGAGCCTGAAGATGCGGAAGCCGCTCCCGAAGAAGATCCAGAACGCGCCCGAGCTGAACCTGGGCCTGGAGCTTTACTGGAACGCCTTCTGGGACTTGAGCACCTGCCGCTCGACCGGCTTCGGAGCAGGACCGATTCCCTGGCTCGCGATCCTGGAATATACCAGGACCTTCGAGTTCGACGAGGAGCAGCAGGAGGACGCCTTTTATCTGGTTCGGGTCATGGACAACGCCTACCTGAACCACCACGCAGACAAGGAAGGGACGGATAAAAAGTGGCAACGTCGAGAAACTTCGGGGAGTTCGCGCAGCGGATGGTCATCCTAGCAGATACCGTCAAGGGCAACTCCGAGAAGACTGTCCGACGTGCTGCTCTGGCAGCCGACCAGACGATCGTCACCCTGACGCCGGTCGACCTCGGCCGCGCCAAGGCGAACTGGATCGTCACCGTGGGAAAGCCCAACACGGGGACCGTCGAAAGTCCCGGCGCGGGGGCCGCGGAATCGCAGGCCCTCGCGCAAGGTCGAGGAGTGATCGCAGGTTATAAGCTGGGAGCGGGCGGGATCTTCATCACGAACAACCTGCCCTACATCAAACGTCTGAACGACGGCTACTCCCGGAAGCGTCCGGAAGGTATGCTCGACGGAGCAATCCAGGCCGCACTCCAGCAGTTCCGAAAGGCGAGGCTCTTCAATGGCTTCTGAAAGAATAGTCCTCCGAATTGACGAGAAGGGCGCGAAGGTCGTCTCTCGGAATATCGAAAAGGTGGGCCGTAGTGCCCGCCAGGCCGGGGGCGGAGTGAAGCTCCTCCGCTCCGCTCTCGGCGCTCTCGGCGCAGTCTCCGTCGGCCTCGTGCTGCGGAACATGACGAAGACGCTCGCCGACTTCTCGCAGGAGATGTCGACCGTCAAGGCCATCACCGGAGCAACCGGGAAGACCTTCGACGAGCTGAAGATGAAGGCCCGCGACCTGGGAGCGAACACCCGCTTCTCGGCGACCGAGGCCGCGCAGGGGATGACCTTCCTCGCCCGCGCTGGTTTCGATACGAACGCGGTCCTTGCCAGCATCGAGCCCACGCTGCAGCTTGCCCAGGCGGGCGCGCTTGAGCTGGGCCGCGCTGCGGACATCGCCTCGAACGTCCTGACCGGCTTCAACATCGAGGCCAGCGACTCGCAGCGAGTGATCGACGTCCTGGCTCTCGCCGCCAACAGCGCGAACACGAACGTCGAGCAGCTCGGCGAGGCGATGAGCTACGTCGCGCCGGTCTCGGCCACGCTGGGCGTCAGCCTCGAAGAGACGGCCGCGGGGATCCAGGTCCTCTCGGACGCTGGTATCCAGGCGAGCCGCGCCGGAACCAACCTAACGATGGTCATGCGGAAGCTGGAAGCACCGCAGGGCAAGCAGAAGTCGATCCTGAAGGACCTCAACCTCGGCCTGGAAGATGTCCGCGTCTCCGAGGTAGGCCTGACCCAGGCGCTCCTGAACCTGAAGAAGGCCGGAGCCAGCCAGGCGCAGATCTTCGACCTCTTCGGCCGCTCTGCTGCCGCGGCCTCCGTCCTCCTGAAGGGAGCCGACGGCAAGATCCAGGGCTTCACCGCCTCGAACGAGAAGGCAGCCGGAACGGCGAAGCGCGTCGCCGAAGTGATGGACGACAACCTGAACGGCGCGCTGCTCGCGGTCCGCTCGGCCTGGCAGGAACTGCAGCTGGCGTTCGGCGACCAGGGAGCCGAGTCCTTCATGACGAAGACCTTCAAGGGCCTGGCTGCGGTGCTGCGGAACATGGCAGCCAACGTCGACAAGTTCACGAAGCCGATGAACGAGTTCTTCGTCTTCATGAAGGACGTCGGCGTCGCGACCTTCCAGACCCTGAAGCCGGTCGTCATCGACATCGTCGCCGCCTTCCAGGACTGGGGCGTGACTGGCGAGTCGCTGAAGATGACCCTCGACGACGTGGGCCTGGCGCTGCTGGCCATGCTGCGGACCGCTGCCCAAGTGGTCGACGGTACGATCGCCTCCTTCAATATTCTGGGGAAGGTGATCGCCGTCGCGATCTTCGGCGGGATCGAGGACTCGAAACATTTCTGGCAGCAAGGCCTGCACTGGATGGTCGAGAAGTTCAAGCGGATGCTGGCGAACATCGTCATCGAGATCAACAAAATCTCCGGGGCCCTGGGGATCCAGGAGATCAGCATCAAAAGCCTGCTGCCCGAGGCAGCCCCGAAGACCGAGGCCTTCGACTGGGGCTTCGAGATGGGGAAGGCCGTCGCCGACGGCTGGATCACGCCGATCACCGACGTCCTGGACGACGTGATCGCCAAGGTCGAGGACGCCCAGCTGAAGCGCAGCGTCCAGGCCCTGCGGAGCCAGATCGGCGGAGGCGGCGCTGATGGCGGGACCGGCTTCGGCCCCTTCATCCCGGAAGGCCCGGCGAAGGAACCGCTCGGCCCCTACTTCGACGAAGCGAAGAAGGGGATCGACGAGGTCTCCGAGGCCGCGGGCCTGGCGGAGAACGCCACGAGAAAATCGTTTGACACGATGACCGACTCTCTGGTAAACTTTACGCAGACGGGGAAGCTGGAGGTCCGCTCGATGGTCTCCGACATCCTCTCGCAGCTGGCACGCCTGGCCGCGATGAACTTCCTGAAGGGAGCCGCGGGCGGCCTGGGCCTTCCCGGCTTCGCGACTGGTGGCTCCTTCGTCGTCGGCGGATCCGGCGGCACCGACTCGCAGACCGTCGCCTTCAACGCGACGCCCGGCGAGCGCGTCTCGATACAGACTCCCGGCCAGCAGCACGCGATGGGCGCGACGCCCTCGACTGCGACGCCGCAGATGAACGTGAAGATCGTGAACGTCCTGGACCCCTCGGTCGTCATCGACGCGATGGCCAGCGAAGACGGCGAAGAGGTTATCGTGAACACGATCCAGAAGAACGGGTCGACAGTACGGCAAGCAATTTCGTGATGATCCCCGCGGCAAAGTTTTTTGCTGGCGTAGTGGCGGGCAAAGGTTAGCCGCGGGGACATCCACTTCTTGAGAGGACAATAAAATGAGTCTTTGGATCCACGGCTCCTCGACGGGTCACCTGGACCTCTCGAACGACATCGTCGCCATTCTCGGCGGCGAGAGCGTCACGGCCGCGGCGATCAACGCGGGCGGGACCGGCTACGTCGTCGGCGACATCCTCGGGATCACCGAGACCGGCGGGACCGCGAACATCTCCGCGCAGATCGAGGTCACCTCGGTCGCTGCTGGCGTGATCGACGGCGTCCGGATCTACAACTCCGGCAGCTACAGCACGAACCCTTCGACGCTGACCGGGAACGCCCTGACCGGCGGCACCGGCAGCTCCGCGACGATCGACCTGACGATGGCCGCGACCGGCTGGACCGTCGACCGCGACTCCGTCTGGGACGGCGGCACCGAGCGCGAGGTCATCGCCCACGGGAACGGCAGCGGCAGCGACGGGATCTACGTCGGCTGGCGGACCTTCTCCAACGTCGGCGGCGACTACTACAACTGGGAGTGCCACGGCATGACCGGCTACTCGGCCAGCTTCG